CATTTGCGGTAACGACCTGTTCATTAGTTCCTGACGATGATGATTGAGGTTGATTTGTTGGTGTTTGTAGACTCTGTTTATTTTCAACAGGACTCGTAATAGTCTGAGGAACAACTTTAGGTGTATTTAATGTATTATAATTTTGGTCTTTACCTTGTATAAAATCAGCACCACTTTTACCCAATGATTTAAAAAGTTCTTCAGTTATCTTGAAGAACATGTTATTACTTTTGGTTAAATCGTCTAACGATTTTTTATAATTCTCAGTTGATGATACGAAAGCGTTTTGAGCAAAATCATTTAGTTTTTGTCCGTTCTCCGATAACTTAGTAAATACTTCAGTTAAAGAACCTTCACCAGAAGCAAGTTTGGTTAAAGAACCTAAAATATCTTTAGCCCCCTCATCAAAACCTTTACCAATATTTTTAATACTTAATTCCTGAGTGTCAAAAGTTTTGGATAATAATTTAGTTAACTCCGCAGGTAATTCTAAGGCTTGTGTTGCGGTTGTACCACGAGCAATAGCCATTGGTAATTTAGTTAGTGTTTTCATGCTAGCATTGATACTGCCTAAAACACCTAATTGTTCTTTAGCCAAGTCCTCCATTTTCTTAGGTTCACTCGCAGACTTTAACGCCTCTAAATATGAAGGGTCGTCTTTAGCCTTTTTAAAAGCCTCCTCTAAACTAACTGAGTCACCACCAATGGTTAATTTAAATTCACCATCTTTACCCATCTCAGCCATATTAGCTATCATGGTTTTTTGGTCTTCAGTGAATGTGTCGGGGAATTTAATCTTCGTTAACTTATCATCAAGTTCTTTAGAACCAATTGCCATTTTAGTTAACTCATCATAAGCAATACCTGTCTCTTTAGCAATTTCTCTTAATTGTCTCTTAGCACCAGGAGCAATTTCAAAATTACCGTCTTTACCCATTTGGACAAATTGTTGGGTCATCTTAACCAACTGATTCTGTAATTCAGCAGGGTCGTTTTGGGATAAATCCATTAAACGAAGTGGGTCTAATAATTCACTATTAGCAACACCTAATCTTTGCATTGCCGCGGCCATGTTAATAGCTCCTTCAGGGTCAAAAACTTGTTCAGCAAAATTAAGTGCGGTTTTCATATCAATTCTAAGTGAGGTTGCCTGTGCCGCCATTCTAGCCATACCTTCAACACCTCCTTGGAAATTGAATTTGTTTAGTGCCGACATATTTTCTAAAACCTTACCACTAACCGCCGATGCACTAACACCAATTGCTCGAGCTTGGTCAACAACACCTTGCATTTGAGTGGAGGCTTGGTACGCAGAAAAACCTGCGTCTTTGAATTTTCCAACAATCTCACCAGCACCTTTACCTGTAACTTGTGAGGCGGCAAATAACTTTTCAAAAGAATCTGATGCTAAAACAATATTTCTACCTAAACTACTGGCAACATCAGTCTGTATTTTTTGAATGTCTTGTAACTCACCCCCTAAACCAACGACACTAATATAAGCATCAGCCATAGCTTGTTTGATACCAATAACATTTTCACGACCTTGCCCAAATGATTTTGCCACCGCTACTGCAGCATCATCCAAATCTAAAATGGTTTTGGCGATGACCGTAGTATTAAGGTTGTCGGTCATAGCCTTACCTACTTTACTTAACGCAGACTCGAAAGCTTGGTTAAGACTACTAAAAATATCATCAGGTTTAAATTCTTCTGCCATATTCGGTGTACTTTATTATAAATACCCCCATACTATTTTTTATTGTCTATCTTTAGGAGTATTATCTTCAACTACTCTATCAATAAGATATTTCCGCACATAGGTAGGCATTATGTGAAAGTCAGAATAAGATAATCTGATAAACCTTGAGAGGATGTAATATTCCTCAATTAAAACTTGTCGGTAATTAGAAGAAAGGCCGAAAAAACTCCACCCCAAAGGTGATATCAAAGTTCACCATTTCTCCTGACGGGGCTTTTACTGTTTGGGTTAAGTCTAATGAAGGGGCGTTATCACGAATAAATTGTCGGATATACTTAGAGTCCATGATTGGTAATATGTTAACAAACTCAGCAATTTTTTCTTTGGATGAGTCACCATTAACCTCAACAATTTGTTTCATCAATCTCCATGTAACTGTAGGAGCAACTCTACCTGTCGGGTATTGGTCAGCCATTTTGCCAAGTTCAATATTTTCACCAAAACTCAATAATTTTAATTTAACGGTTGCACCTGTTTTAGGTAGAGTCGTGGTAAATAAACCATTCTCATCAGGTTGATGTTCGGTTCTTTTAATGTTTAACTCATCTAAGATAAGTGTATGTTCAAATGATTTACCAGTTTGAGGGTCATTTAACGTCACTTTATATTCAGGTCCGAATGATGTATTTCGTAAATAAATTAAGATAGCCTCAATATCACCATCAATTAATTCTTCAGGACGTAAATCGTGTTCATAAATTTTACTTCTAAGTAATGTCATGATAATACTATCATTACCCATGTTAATTGAACCGATTAATGTGTTCTCGTCGTTAGCCGTTAAATAACCAACTTTAATAGATTTCTTTTTTGATTTATAAAATAACCCCTTTGAAGGTAGTGATACTACGTCATGTGGTAGGTTAAAGTTTTGTGTTCCAGCGTCAATAACATTTGGTTCCATATAATTTCTCTTTTATAAGAAAATATACGAATCAAAGGTTTTTTTTAAATAGTAAACAAAAAATCCACGCCATGAGACGTGGATTCTTAATATATTTAACTGAAATTTTATTTGATTAGTAAACAAGTACACATCTATCCATACGAAGTGTTGCTGAAATACTTGCTAAAGCATCAGTGTTGTAAGCTAACGAATCGAAGTTAACACCTGTCAACCAAGTACCTTCTAAAATCCATTTCTCAACAACAACACCCGTTGGGTCTAACATCTCAAGGTCAACGTTCTTTTTGTAACCCGCAGCATAACCCATACGACCTGTTACAGACTCCGCACACAAACGAACCCACTCCATTAACGCCTGAGACGCTGAAGGTCCAATAGGGTCACGGAATTTTACAGGGATAGTTGCCCATGTAAAACGACCTGCTACATAAGTTGATGTGTTTAAGAATGGAATCTCCACAGGGTTAACAGTAATATTTGGTCTAGCCGTTGATTCTACGAACCATTCGTTAATTCCCAATGTTGTAGGGAAACGAAGAATGAACCTGTTCTGTCTTTTAGGTTCATAAGGTATCGGCATTTTCATTAATAAATCAGCCATTTCAGTTGTTTTTTGTTTTTCTTATTTTTTGTTTATCTTTATTTATAAATATCACCAAATAAATTTTTTGTCTTTACTTTTAAGTTTTAAAAATTTATTCTTGCATATAAGTATCTAGTTTTCTAGTTTTGTAATTTTTTAACTCCTCCTGCTGTAGAATAAGTTTTTAAAATATTATCTGGTTCCTGGTCAAAATGAGATTTTACTTTCTCTACGTTTCTAGGGTCATCATCAGAAAAACCAATACTAGGAATTACAAAATTGTTTGATACTTTATTCTTTAAGTATGCCTTTTTATGAATGTGTTGAGATAAGTCTCTTACATATTGGATAAATTCCTTTAAAGCCTTAATTTTACCTTCTTCAGGATTTGTTGCAGAACCTTCACCATAACTTACAGGATAAAATCTACACATATCTAAATACTCACGAATCATATCCTTCTTTGAAAGTTGTTCTTCGTCAGCAAGGTCTCTATACTTCTCTAAATTTTTAACCAACTCGTTTGAGTCAATACCATTGTGATTAGACACAATATAGTTATAACATGCTTCTTTTAAAGTATTTGGGTGGTGACCTCTTGCGGTAACGATTGAAAAGATTGACCCATTATTGATTGCCTCTACGAAGTCGTCCCATGCAGGACCTGGTTTAGCGGTCATCGAATCAACTATAAATTGTTTGTCACCTAATGTTCTGAAGTATCTGAACGCATCTTCCGCAAAACCTGTAACGGTGTGTCCATTATATTCGAATGGTTCTTTACCAATCTCAGTTCTGTATTCAGCAAAATCTTCTGTTGACATACCAACTTCATTACCTTCATCGTCTAATAACACGATTTTTGTTGGCATAACAGCAATATTGTCATCCCAGTCAAAAGAGTAATATTTCATGTCGGGTGTTCCCGATTCGTCAAACCCTTCTTTTACAATTTTTCTTACTTTCATTTTTTTAATTTAGGCTAAAAAGTGGGGCTTGTGACCCCACTTTGTTTTATAATTATTAGATGTTCTCGAAAGACGCTCCTGTTGGAGTGATGTAGAATGTGATGTCGATAAACTCAAGTGAACGAGTTGGTTTGATGTAAATCTTACCAGTCATTTGGTTTCTATCTAAGTCAGACACGTCTGAAGAAACTGTTACACGGAAATCGTATAAACCACGGTCTCTTCTGATTGCGTCTAAGATAGGGTTCACCGCATCTAAGAAGTCTTGTCTTACTTTAGCATCGTTTTGTTCAAACAATAATCTTACAGAAACTGCTGAAATCAATTTACGAGCTTGTAGTAACAATCTTCTTACGTTAATTCTATCAAGAGCTGATTGTCTAATTTGTAGAGTTTTGTTACCCCAAATTACAGTACCTACGTCAGAGAAGGTTGCGATTGGGTTGATTCTACCTTGATACAATACGTCTCTATCTTCTTGTGTCAACTTCTTACGAGCTTTAACCGCGTTTACAATACCACGAGTGTAACCTGCCGTTGCGAACCATGGGTAAGCAATGTTGTCGGTTAATGCTAAGTTTCTTGTAACTTCAGCCGTAGCCGGAATGTAAAGTTGTGTATTGTTCACACTATCACGAGTTAATACCCAAGGGTAATAAGTTGCGGTATAGTTAGAGTCAATACCGGTATTATCCAAGTTATCTACAGCCTCTTGAGGATAAATAAAGTCTTGAGGATTAGTACTTGAAGGTACATACATGTTGTAGTCAGGTGTTGTACATACATAAAGTGAGTCAGCTCTTTGAGTTTCAATCATGTCGATTGCTTCCTCAACTAAGTTTGAGTTATTTACGTAATCAATACCAGGTGTTACGAACACGTTAATGTTAACCGCTTCAGGGTTAGAAAATGTTTGTTGACCTAACAAGTATGCGTAGTAGTCAGTGTTTGCGTAAGTTTGAGTAGCGTCACCAATAGTGATTTGTTTGAACGCTCCCCATCCTGTTGCCGTTGGGTATTTAATTGAAGGACAAGCTCCTTTTAAGTAACCTTGTCTACCAACCGCAAATCTATCTGTGTTAGTTCTGTATTCTCTGTAGATATCCCATCCGTCAAAACCACCTTGTGCTAATACCGAGAACTTACGAGCGTAAATTCTGTAGTATGGGTTTTCAGCGTTTTCAGGGTCTTGTGTAAATGGTGCGTCACCACAAACGAATGCTGGTGTACCACTTGTTACGAATACGTCAGGAATAGTGATTGCTGATGCGTTAACGTCCATGTGGAAACCTTTACTTCTCCAATTCCAAGGTTCACCTGTTGTATCAGTACAAATATCTAATGGTAATTGTTTACCTTTGTAAGAGTAGTAGTCAACGTCAATACCGATAGTGTCTGAAATACCTAAGTAAGTTCTACGTACATTATCACCATTACTTCTTACAATATCATCAGCACCTGATGCTAAACCGAATGGTGGGTTGTAAACAACTTCACCTGGATAGTCGTATTTGTTTTTAATGATTGGGAATGGGGGTTTAACACCTGCGTACTCTCTGAAGTTGAATCCGTCAAAACCACAAGGTAATGCGTCGATTGGTGCATCTTCATTCATTTCAACCATGATAAACTTAGAGTTTAACAAGTATTCACCGTCAACCGTACCGATTTTTTGTGCGATAAATGAATTTTCACCAGGGTTCATAGTACAGTTTGTGAATTTCTCTAATACTACAGGGTTAGCATCTGTATCAAAGAAGTCACGAACCAATACGTCAAACGTTCCATTGTTAAATGACATGTTAGCTAATGAAATCTTAACTATAGTGTTTGCCGAATCACCATCCGCAATTGTTCTGAATTTAAATAAGTTGTAAACTTTGTTACCACGTAATTCTGAAACAATCCAAGGTGTTTCCGCTGATTGATATTGTTCTAAATAGAATGCGATTGATGTTGGGTCACTACCTTGTCTTGCGTCAGGTAAAGCGGTTAAGTCACAACTTAAACCTCTAACATAACCTTTTCTCCATCCGTAGTTTAACATTGCTTGGAATCTTTCCTCAACAAATAACGGAACAACTGTTCTTGGTTTTGCAAAGTTA